ATAATTTGAGCCAGATCGCCGTATAAGGCTATTGAAGCCGCATCCGTAGCCGATACTTCACTCGATGAAGTTGCGCCATATTTGATCGTGATGTCATTTCTAACATCTCCAGCCCTTGTCTGAATTTTGATCCCACGCGCTAGAGCTTCATTTGCCGAGAGTTCGACATAGCCATTGGCGGATAGATAAACTGTTCGATGAGTAGAATCAGCATAGGAAATCAAGCCTTGAGCATCCTCGTAGAGGATACCGAGCCCGGAAGTCGCCAGCGCACTTACCAAAGAATAGATGTCTGTTCGCTCGGAAGTCCGATTGGCTAGTTCATAATTTCCCGGAGTGTCAATTTCTCCAAGTCCTAAATTCGCAACTGTTGCCCATGTAGTGGTCGCATTATAGGTCGCCCATGTAAGCGCGGCTGGAACGCTCTGCCATTGAGTCAGTAGCACTTCGCGAAGGATTGTCTCGATTTGATTCCCGTCGAAGTCTTGCGATAACACTCCATCGGTGAGAGCCTTCGGAAGCCTTGCCAAAGCTCCGAGAGCGATGATGGTGATGGTCTGCGTGTAGGCACTAGACCCGGCCTCTGAGACTTCGATTCCCACATCCACCACAGATCCGCCGAATATCGGGACGAAAGTTCCGCTTGAGTCTTTTACTTGAATTGAGATTGAATCGTTTATCTGGATTGGGACGCTGGCTTGATTGAGATTGATCAGAGTTAGGTTCGCATAACCTGCCCGAGCTTGCTCATAGATATTGGTTCGACCACTTGAGATGGTGAGATTCGATAAAGTCGTGGTCGTATATTCAACCGAGTTAATTTTAATCTGCCAGACTGGGCTCCATTGAGTCATTATGTAACCAGCGCACCAGCGCCCGAAGTTCCGCGATAATAAGAGTCATTTAGAATCTCGACGATCTGGCGAGCTGTGCCTTCCTTATCGATTGCTCCATTTACTGTGATGCTTATATTAGGAGACTGAGCTAGGAATGGGCTAACTCCGGAGCCGGGAAAATTGCCTTTAGTTCCGGTGAGATCTGAAAATAAAGATTCGGATGGAGTCATGCTAGGAAGCGGATCATACTTAAGATTTTTAGGTAGAGCCGATGAGACTCCCTTCGCGACTGCTTCGCCGATTGTGCCACCGCCTGTCGTTCCGCCTTGAGTCGTGATAACGCCGCCGCCGCCTGCACTTGCCCCGGTACTCGCCACGATAGGAGAGATTGATGATCCATTATTTAACTGCTCCCGGATCCGATTATTGGCTCCGCTCATCGATTCCTCTAAGCCGCCGGGAAGGTTGCTTGAGTATTTATTAGAGAGCGCAACGCCAGCCGATAAGACTGTTGCCGCAAGCGCCACGGCTCCGACTCCTAAGAGCGGATTTAGCGCGAAGGCCGTCGCGATACCTGCCACGATTGCCGAAGCCTTGAGAGCGTTATAGGCGGTGATCAGAGTTCTAATTCCTGCGACTGTGGCAATAACCCAGCCCGAGATAGCAGAGACTGTAAAGAGCGTGGCTAGAGTCGCGATTAGAATAACGATCTCATCCTTAAAACTGGCGACGATTTTAATCACCTTGTTAATTCGCTGACCCCACTCGAATGCGGCGGAATTAGATTTCTCTAATCCCTCATTTAATCCTTCCTTGCCTGCTAATCCTTGAGCGAATTCTTTAATTAACGGAACGACCTTTTGAGAGAATGCGGTGGCAAGATCTAAGACAATCGGAAGTAAAGCCTCGCCGATGATTAGCTTAGTGTTTTCCAGCTCTGCCGTTAGGATCTTAGTCTTATTGGCCAGCCCGTCGGAAGTCCGAGCGAAGTCGCCTTGTGCGGTAGTAGTCTGTTCAAAGATTACTTGTTGCGCGGCTAGGACTTTTTGTTGAGCTGTTAGAGCTCCAGAGCCGTCATAGATCCCGAGACTAAATGCGGCGGCTTCAAGTGTTGCCGCGTCTAGTAATACTCCGAACCTTCTTAGTGGTTCCGCTTCGCCTCTTAGAGCTGAGCCGATTGCATTGATGGCCTCATCTTGCGAGACATTATTAAATGAAGCTAGATCGCCAGCGAGCGAGACGAAGTCGGTCGAGAATTTGACTAGATCCTCTCCAGCTAATCCGGCGGATGAACCAAAGATCGCGAAATTAGCGGCGGCATCTAACGCCTGCTGTTTTGTCTGTCCGAGACTTTGCGCGGCTCCATCGGCAAACTTCTCGATTTCTTTCGCGCTATCTCCAAAGAGCACACCGACCTTTGAAATCGTCTCGCCTAAGTCGGAAGCGGCCTTGATTGAATCGATGCCGATTTTGACTGCCATAACGGCGGCGGCGGCTCCTACAAGAGCGAAAGCCTGTCCAGCCTTCTTTGAGAAATCTCCAACCTTTGATCCAAAGCTCTCAACCTCATTAGTCGCGCCTTTAACGCCCTTTTTTAATTGGTCAAAGTCTGCATCGAATTGGACTCGTACCTTAGGAATGCCAGCCATTAGTTGAGCCTGCTCTCTTTAATTACGGCCTGAATCATCTCGGTATATTCTTTGGCCAAAATTGGAATGTAGAAATCGACGGCTGGCGCGATCCAATAACCGGATTTCTTGTAAGGCGCTTTGAATCTGTTTGTGTAGGAGCGGCCTATCGAATCGACTCCAGGCTGTGATCCAAATTCTGAGCCCCATAAGAGAGCTCCGGCAGGCGCGGCAGATTGTGAGACCCTGTTACCTTTTCCGCTCTTGCTAGCTCTGCCGCCATACTTGCGCCCGACTTTTTTAGCTCCGCCAATATCAACCCGAACCAAGCGATCGCGCGGCGTGGAAATAGATTCCATGACTAGCCGAGTCTGTGGCGTTGGAGATTTCTCTCCGAATTGGTAGAGCTGGCCAGCGAGTCTTTTAGACAACGGCTGAGCCGCGTCTCGGACTTTGTTCGCTGTCTCTTTATCTAACGCGTTTAATAATCCGATGAGACTTTTAAGCGCAAGCGGTTCAATGGTAATCGCATAGACACCGCTTCCGCTCTTACTTGCCATCTCGCTTCTCCAGAATCTCTATCGCTGTGAGTATTGCTTCCGCCGTGTCCCACTCTTTCATCGGAATCCCTGTGGCTATTGCTAGCTCAACGAGAGTTCGATTTATGCTTCCGGCGGCGTAGCTTTTGGGCTATCGGTATTCCCTGCCTCAATATCTGCGACAGTCTCACACCATACTTCGTAGCCTTTGACTGGCTTGCCAGCGGCTTCACGCTTCATCGAGTTATAGGCTAGAAATAGGAGATCCGAGATCCCTATCTTGTCGCTTGCCTGTTGAATCGTGAATCCTGTTTTCTGCTCCCACTTCATCCATTCCGGTGGAGCCGCGATGTAGGTCGCAAGCTCGCCGGACTGATAAGTGATCTCTATTGCTAGTTTCATTTTTGCTCCCGATTCTTTTGGTTAAGAGATTGTAAGGACAGGCGTATCAGAGACCAGCATCGACCATGAGTCGGTCTGAGCATCTGGAGCCGCGCCGCCAGCCGACGGAGCGACCGGGAATACATTAAACGCCCATGAAGCGCCAGTAGCCGCGACTAGAGTAACGGCAAGAGGAGTATTAGGAGCACTTGTAAAGGCTGTCCACATCGCCTCGAATAGTGAGCCAGAAGCTCCATAATCTGCTAGAAGTTCAAGATCTAAAGTCCATTGATCATCGATGTGCTTGTAAGCTTTTCCATCGAGTGTCTGATAAGTTGAAATCGTTGGCGAGTTCGAGAGAACCGCGCTAGTGGTTTGAATATCGTAAGCACCGGACGCGAGCGTGAGAGTTATATCGCGACCGGTGATGATTGTTGTTGGCATTTCTTGCTCCTTTAGGTTTGTGTGTAATAGGTCGAGATGGATAAATCCGCGACTAATAGATTACTCGCTCCGACTGATGTAATGGATGGAGCTTGGACATCTCCGACCACATATCCCGAAGGTATAGCTCCGAGAATTTGGATGAGTAACTTCTCCAGATTGTCTAGAGATCCGGCGTTCGAGTTATAGGCGACAGCGGCAGTAACGACGAAGTTGAGCTTTACTTTGACGGCGCCATTTCCGATGAGTGTGCTCTCCATCATTGGAGAGTCATAGACCACCACGCAAGCTGGCGGAATGACGGCTTCCGGAACGGATGAATAGACCGAAGCCGCCACTCCAAGTAGAGCAGTCCGAAGCGGATCTCTGACAGTATCTAAGATCGTGCTCATTGACAGATTGTCTCTACTTCAACGAACGGGCTCAATAATCCGATGACCCTGTTCTGGAGACTGCGACCCATCCGGAATGGCGATGGAGCGAAATCTACGCCCTCGATCTGACCGCCGGGAGCTGTGATGGATTGAAAGATTTCTACGCTAACGACCAAAATCGCCGATTCGACTGGCGCGTTGTCAGCGTAGAGAGTCGCCGCGCTTGCCCCGGATAGGACAGCGACTCCGGCAGGAATTACATTTCTTAATTCGACATCGGCATTGACTAACGCGGCTGAGAATACATAGAGCGGAGAATAATAGAATTCAGAATAAGAGAATGGCGGAGCGTAAGAAAATGGCGGATAGAGATTCGATGCGTTGCTAGTTATTGTGATCGTTCCATTAAATAGATCCGGAACGCATCCCGTAACTACCACGCTCTGACCTTCGACGAATTGATTTGGTCGCTGTGTCAAGTAATAGGCGACATTGTTGGAAAGATAAACGCCAGCGATTGCGCTCTGGTAGGCCGTAAGCATTGGCAAAACCACGCCCTCAGCCGAATCGATAATGCCTTCCAGATAAGCATCTGAATAAAGAGATGAGCTCACTCCAAGAACAGTCCGCAATTCTGCGGCGGTAACTATTGCTGGCATGAGCTCATCCTCTCGTTCGACTCGGCTAAATACGGGAGCGCACCTAGCCGATGATTATTTTTACTTAGGTTAGGTTAAAGCGACGAAGGCCGCCGGCCTGAGTTACGCCAGCCGCGATGAATCCATAAAGTGCCAGCTCGATCTCTCCGGTTGTTGGCACATTCGTGGAAAGTGTCAGCGTTGGAGATTCGAAAATTTCGATAGAGCGTGGCTCGATGATAAATGCAGATTCATCGATAGTTGTTGAAACCATATTGGAATCGACATAGAGATCAAGTCCTAATACATTTCCGCGAAGTGAAGTTGGAGTCGCTGATCCGCCGGCATTCTGTGTCGATGGTTGAGCGTTGTAGATTGGCCTTCCGGTCGTATCTGTTGCGCCCATCAAGAGCGACCACTGCGAAGTTCCAGCTACATAAGCTCGCGCCATCCGCTTTGTTGCGTTATAGGCGGCTGGAGATTCAGTCGATACATAGGAGATGATTCCTGCGCTTGTTGCCGCCGTTGCCGTGGCCTGTGTTCCACCTGCGACGATTTGAGCGATGACATACTCATCAGTTGCTTGAGCGTAGCCTTCCCTTAAATTTTGAAGCATGATTTCATAGAAGCTCGGATCCGAGCGTTCTAGAAGCTCGACGCTGTAGCGTTGGAAACCCATTTTTTTAATGACAGTCGCATTGACGAAAGCTGAGGTTATTGCCGTCGTTCCAGTTGGATCGCCGCCTTCTGCCACAGTTGCGACAGTTGAATTCGCGGTGATCTTAGGAATCGAGACCTGCATTCCAAACGGCGCTAGAGCGCGAGTTCCACCGCATGCATCGATAGTTGGACGAATGCCGGTGGTGTTAGTTGCGACATCGCGAACATAAGCGATCGGCGAGAAGGCTGGGTTTGTTGTGAAGCTATCATCTGCCGCCATAACATATTGACGGGAATCCTCGTTCCCTAACTTTGCCTTGATTGTGTGCTCTAGGTAAGAGCCGCCCGAGATGATCGGAGATCGTGGTTCTGTGAACATAACCGGACGCGGAGCGGCGGCCATGCTCTGTGGGACAGCTTCAACCGCTTCGGTTGGAGCCTCTGTAACGGTCGGAGTGTTTTCCACTTCGTTTTCTCCTTCTGTAGTTGGATTTGTTGAATCTGTATCCGTAGCTCCCGATTCGGATTCAGAATTATCACTTGCCGCAATAGCGACCTTTGCGCTGGCGATGGCTGGATCTGTTACAAGCGAGACTTCTTTTAATTTACTCGCGCTGATATTTAAAACGCCATCAACATTCTTATATTTATCAGCTAGAACCCCGACAGAGAAGCCGTCGCGAAGCTGTGTGCTCGCCTCGACTAGCGCGTCATTCCCGGCGTTAGTTTGAGCGACAGAGAACACGGCATCGATTCCCTCTGGCGTGTTTGTGTAGCTCTTTAGGAATCCGATTGGACTGTCCCGGCGGTGTTCAAGTAGAAGCTTGGTAGTAGCGCCGAAGGTGATCGAATCCTCAAGAAATACAGTAGATCCGGCGCTAGTTGTTCCTGTCTCATTCCATGTCACTATGCGACCGGAGATCTCTCGCTTTGGAAAGTCGGTAGCCGCCACCTTGATTGAGAAGGTTAGATCCATCGGATTATTTGTTATTTTCATCTGATCATGTCCTCTTCCATTCGTATTTCATCGGGCGTTAGTGCTCCGACGCGAGTCATAATTTCATAAACCTGCGCGCGCTCTAGAGCTGATCCGCGTAAGTAGTCATCAAGATTGAATTTAACTTCTTGAGATGATGGAACGAAATCGTTTGGCATTCCAGTCATCGATAGCCGTTCCTCAATACTTGTCATTAGTGGACGAAGCGAGAAATTGACTAGCGATTCCTTCGCCGTTGTTGCGTTCGAATAAGTCATACTCGATCCGGAGTCTGCGTCCACATAATATGCTGGGA